CTCATGCTTTTTGACTTATCAATCAGAACCGATTTCGCGGCGCAGGGAATGTCTTTAATACCTGATGTCGAAGAGGCCTTATTCGTTCCGGAGATAATCGGACAGAAATGGCTTCATCGCTACGACCTATACGCAGATTTCAACCAGCTGGTTACAAATCAGACAACAATTCCGGCCATTGCAAAGGCCGATGTAATTATAGAATCAGAAAAGGGAGTTGAAGCAATATGCTCAGTCTAAGCAACATTATCAACATAACAGTTAATTTCCCCTCGGAGTCGGTCTCGACACAGGACTTTTCCCTCGGCCTCATCATTTCAAAAAACACGGTTATATCAACAGCTGACCGCGTGAAGGTTTATTCGAACGTTAATGAAATCATAGCCGCTGGGTTTGCATCAAACAGTGTTGAGGTTGCGGCAGCGGGACTGTACTTTAATCAGTCGCCCTCACCTGCACAACTTGCTGTTGGTGTACAGGGCGCGGCTGAAACGGCTGTGGATGCTCTCACGGCTTGTCGTATTGCAAATACAAATTGGTATGGATGTACAGTTCTCGGCGCTTCTAAGGCGGATATTGAGCTGCTCGCGCCGTATATTGAATCAGCGTCTCCGCAATCAGCGCTTTTTAATACGACCGCAGATGCTGATGTAATTGCTGGCACCGCAGGAAATGTTTGTCTGACTCTCCAAGCCGCAAAATATAGGCGATCCTTAACGCAATACAGTACATACGCGAATGCGGCAGCTTCTATCATGGGATACGCTTGCGGTGCGGCCTCAAAGTCATACGACCTTGCTTTCAAGTCTGAGCCTGGCGTGACGGCTGAAACTTTATCAGGCGCACAGGTGTCAATCCTCAAAAACGAAAACTGCAACTACTACGCAATTTATAACAACGCCTATGATTTGTTCATGCCCGGCGTTATGGCGGACGGTTCGCACTTCGATGAAGTTATCGGCATTGACATATTGACCGCTGATATTCAGGCGGCCATGATGGCTGCTATCACTTCAGCGTCAAAGATTCCTCAGACTGATGCTGGGACTTCAGCAATTACGACTGCTATCACAGGGGCCTGTAACGCTGCATTTAAACGCGGATTCATTGCCGCCGGTACATGGTCGGGAGCAAACGTACTGAATCTTTCCACAGGCGACAGCCTGACTAATGGCTATTCCATTCAGGCCGACACCGTCAGCAACATGTCAAGTGCAAACAAAGCCGCGAGGAAAACACCGCCTATCTACGTGTGCATCATTCTTGCCGGTTCCGGAGAATCATTCACAATTGCCGTTAACGTTGAACGGTAGGAGGGATAAACATGGAAAATACAACCTATTCATTTCTTGACGTCTCGTTTACGATTTCTCATGGCCTTCTCGGACAGAAATCCGTCGTAGGTCAGGGCATTGGAAAAATCAACATTGCATACTCCGACAATCTGACGGATTCGGAGCTCGGCGCGGACGAATCCGTAATGATAACCAAAGTCAATAGCTCTCGTGGCACCGTGAGTCTGCAAGTTCTTCAGACATCGTCCGTCAATAAGTGGCTGATTAATGCGGTCAACACATTGCGCAACGCAGACGCGAGCGTTTGGGCTCAGATGTCCATCGTGATTTCTGAGCTGTTCGACAACGGACTTACTGTAACGGCGGTCAACTGCGCTCCCGTAAAACGCGCCGACAGAGAAGATGCTCAAAAGGGCGGTTATGTTACCTGGGAGTTCTTCTCTCCGCACATAACGGAGTATTGATATGAAAGAAATTGAAATAAGTGGTCGAAAATTCAGGCTCGCAATTCCAAGCGCATGGGACGGCTGCGCAATATTTGATATGGAGTCTGCTTACAAAGTTCCGTTTGGACTTGGCAGCGTCCTCGGACTGAAATCGGTTAAACAGTCCATGCCTCCCGAACAGCTTGAAACTTTTATGAAGCTGTGCCTCAAAAACTGCTATGAAATAAAAGAGACAGGCGACATCCATGTTGTAGACGAAGACAACGGCATCGGAATTAATGAAGCAACCGCGCCGCTCTTAACGAAGCTTACAGCGCAGTTTATAGTTTTTTTCATGGAATACTGGCAGACAGAAAGCCTTTAAGCTTTAAGCCACGGTCTGCCAGTTACATAGTGGCCGAGCCCGCCAATATCAGTGCAGCTTTGTTTGCGCCTGTAATGGCGGGCTTATGGTATCAGCATGAATTAAAGACCTATAGTTACACCGATTTACTCAACATTCTCGAAATGATGAATGTGCAGAACGAAAACATATTCCGTGACCGTGACAACATGAGGAGGGAACAAAGTGGCTGAACATTACATAGAAGAATATCTCGTTAGCCTCGGATTCGACCTTGACAGCGACACGGGCAAGGAATATAAAAAAACGCTCGAAGATATCGAAAAAAGGCAAAAAGACTTCGACAAGGGAAACGCCAGCGCCGATAAAAAGCGTCAGGACGACGCTAAAAAGCGCGTCACGGACACCAAAAAAGAAAATGACAACCTGGTCGATGTCCGAAAGACTATGCAGCAAATAGCGGGTCTGTCAAAAGAACTCGGAGAGGGCAATATTTTCGGCTCCCTTCTGGCTGGCGCTTCGAGTGCGCGTACCTTACAGACGTTCCTTGAAAATATCGGGGAATCGCTAGAAAGCACGGACAAAAAGGGCGGCAAAGTTGGGCAGACGCTTTCTGCCATATTTGACAAACCTAAAAAGGCTTCAGGATATGCGGAAGGCAAAGAACAGGCCAAAGGCGCACAAGCGGGTGCAGCTGAGGCAAAAGGGATTCAAGCCGGAATAACGGGTGAAGCGGCAGGAGCAACGGAAGCCGGGGGCGGTGCACTTGCGGGCGCTGCCGGGGCTGTGCTTCCCGTAGCCATAGCTGCCGCAGTAATAGCCGCTACCGTAGCAATAGGAAAAGCGTTTTCAGACTTGACAAACGGGCTTTCCCAGGAAGCCATTGACATTGAAACCATGTCAAAGCAAATGTGGATAACTGATAGCGCCGCATGGCAATTAAATAACACATTAACCGCAATGAAGAAGACCACAGCCGACTTGAGTGAGATTGCGCTCAACCCCACGTTGAGACAGCAGTTTAACGATTTACAGAATTATCAATCGAGCATAAAACTTCCTGCGGACTTTCAGGATACAGCTAAAAAATGGGCTGTTGGTGTTGGCGAGGGAAGCGAAAAACTTAAGGTCGCAAACGAATACATGAAGCAAATAGCGAGTTATGACCTTCAAAAAGCGTTTGAGCCATTCGTAGAAGGCTGGTATAAATTCTGGACCGGATTTGCACTTGATATTGACAAGCTACTTGGATTAAAAGTAAACAAGTCTAGCACGGCCACATCAAGCGCAGTCTCGACAACTGGCCTTATCAACGGCGCCACTTATGCCCCACAAACATCAAGCTACACAACCGCCAACACAGGAAACCTGACGGTGCATAATACTCCCACTGTAAACGTGTACACTTCCTCCGATGACCCACAGAGCATAGGTAATGCGGCAGCTGGCGCGGTGAGCTCGTCAATGGAAGATGTGGCGCTTCTTAAATCAGTCCAAGGAATGAGCAGGTGATGATATGTCCCTTGCATATTTTAAAACAGCAATCGGCGGCTATATGTTCGATGTGATTTATAAGGAAAACTATCAGTTTGAAAACCAAATCACACAGAATCCCGTGCAAAGCGGAGCAAGCATAAATGACCATGTATACCAGCAGCCAATTGTTATCGTGTTTGATGTCGGAGTGTCGGATTGCCTGGCAAGCGGCATTGACGGACAATTCGGAGAGCTAAGCAGCCGCAGCGCGTCTGCTTTTCAGGTTTTATATGCTCTTTGGCAAAGTGCAGCGGTTCTTCAAATTGATTCGTATGTTAACGGAGCAACAATGTCATGGGCAAATATGATTGTAAAATCGCTGTCAGTTACGCGAGACAAAACAACGCACCATGCTATTAAAGCAACGGTCACCCTGCAGCAAATTATTGTTACCGATGCTGTTGATTTAGGACTTGTTTCCGGCTCTACGCGAAATGCCAACCAGAACAAAAACACATCAAATCAGCAGATTACAAATTCAACATCCGGCGGCAAAACAAGCTTGTTACCGCCATTGCATCCGTCATTAATACCGCAATTAACCGGTTAGGAGGACAGCATGATATCAGTATTAGCCTTAAATAACAGTCCTAACCAGACTTTTAAAGTGAACGTACCCGGCGATGTTCGCAATCTGAATTTGTATCTGACACTGTCATATAACACAATCGCTGGTTATTGGATTATGGGAATCTACGACAATTCGAAGAATCCTATTGTTCTCAACATTCCTCTCCTCGTAGGACAAAACCTTCTTGCGCAATATCAATACTTAGATATCGGCTCAGTATATCTCATAAACACAGGGGACGCGGCGTTAATTCCAGATGACGTAAATATCGGGAAATTCGAACTGGTTTGGAAGCTGGTGTAACATGGCCGACAATACGATTTATTCGGTAACAGGCAATGCAATATCGACTTCGATTAACTGGAAACGCAGATACAGAGTTGTCGTCTACAATCACGCAAACGGCACAGCAAGCTCCGATATCGTGGCGGCGGCAACAGCAAAAGAGGGCGATTATGCTCTTGATGTGTCAAATTTACGCTGCACATTTAAGATTAAGAGATATGCTTTGTATTATCCAAACCAAGCAATTATAACAATCTATAACCTCAAAGCAGGAACAGAAAATGCAATTCTTGAAGAGGGATACAGGGTTATGGTTTACGCCGGATATGGCGACGAAAAAGCCGGCCTCTGGGGGCAGATATTCGACGGAACGATTGTAATGTGTAACCGATGGAAAGAAAGCGGTACCGACTATAAGCTGCAGATCCTCGCCCTTGACGGAACGCAGTTCATTAACGAGGGATACTGCTCTTTCACATTTGAAAGAGGCCAGACGGCACGGGCTGTTATCGAAAATACCGCTAACAAGGCATCAAACCCTATTGAATTAGGATATGCCAGTCCTGTATTTGACACAATAAAGTATTCAAAAGGCATTGTGGTTCATGGCTTAGCAAAAAACACTTTGAGCGATATTGCCAAGACAGCGAACGGTACCTGGTATGTTGACAACGGGAAGCTATACGTTATTGCCTATTCCGACAGTGCGGACAACTTGCCAAACGGCAAAGAAGCAGTCGAGCTCTCCGAGACTTCCGGACTTATCGGAAATCCTCAACAGGTCAATCAAGGCATTACGGCAAGATGCCTATTGAATCCAAAGATTATGCCTTACAGCCTCGTACATATCAATAACGAACTCATAACTCAGCAGCTTGTTTCTTTAGGAACTTATTCACAGGGCATAAGTACTCCGTGGCTATTAGATCCTCACGGTCTTTACCGTGTCATAGCGGTTGAGTTTACAGGCGACACAAGAGGGAACGAGTGGTATACGGATATTACCGCTGTAACACAGTCAACTACAAATTTGCCAGAGCTTTTGCAGAGCTTAGGCGGCACAATCAACTGAGGTGATTAGATGCTCACAGGACCACAGCGCATCGGAGGCCAAGAGGCGGTATTTGACAAATTTAAAGAGAGTATTTTCTCGGATTTGAAAGTTGCAACCGTAGGCACGGTAATGGCAATCGATACAGCCACAAATCTTTTAACGGTAAAGCCTCTAGTTAACGAAAGAATCGTTAATAATGACGGTTCAATAGCGTGGCAGGAATATCCTCTCATACCAGATACGCCATATGTCGGAGGAACACCAGCAATTGGCGATACGGTTTTGATAATTTACTGCGACTATGATTTGTCGTGCTTATTAAATGCGACGGGCATTGACACGACCGGAACACCCGCAACGGTTAATCAAGAAATTTTAAGAAGTCATTCGCTATCAAACGCCGTAGCCATT